AAGGTTATGTACCATTTCGCATAGCTGCTTTGGATATGGTGAATCCTATCACTAAAATTGATTCTTCCATTTTAGATATTTGTAAAGAACAATTCTTGAAAGATATACTAAAAGAAGTTTCTATAATAGATATTAAAAATATGGTTCATGTTTATGATATACACACAGCGATTAATGGCGCACCAGGTGTAGCATATGTAGATAGATTAAATGTATCTACTTCAGCTGGTAATCCATGGAAATGTAAGAAGAGTAAATTTTTACAACAAATCGCTGATAGTGTTGATTATATGGCAGAACCAGAAATTTTGAATAGAGTAAATTCTATAATAGATAATTACCACAACAAAATGCGATCTCATCCCGTTTTTTGTGCTCATTTAAAAGACGAAGCTGTTACGTTTGCTAAAGCCGAGATGGGTAAAACCCGAGTATTTACGGGTGCACCCATGGATTGGTCAATAGTTAATAGAATGTATTGTTTAAGTATTATTAGATTAATACAGAACAATAAATTTGCTTTTGAAGCAGGAGCTGGAACAGTTGCACAATCGATTGAATGGACACATATTTTAAAGTATTTATTGCGTAAACCAATTTCCAGTGAGAATAAAGAATATGAGGATGATGAACTGATTCATAGATTCATTGCTGGAGATTATAAAGCTTTTGATAAACGGATGAGCCCATTGTTTATTTTAAAGGCTTTTGATATTTTAATTGATATATGTAAATTATCTGGAAATTACTCTAATAAAGATTTATTAGTTTTGCGAGGATTAGCCATCGACACAGCTTATCCCACCGTTGATTTTAATGGTGATTTAGTTCAATTATATGGTTCTAATCCTTCTGGTCACCCTTTAACTGTTGTCATTAATAGTTTAGTCAATAGTCTTTACATAAGATATGCTTATTATAAGTTGAACCCTAAAAAAGATATTTCTACTTTTAAGGATCATGTCAGACTATTTACTTACGGTGATGATAACGTTATGACTTCAACAATAAATTGGTTTAACCACACATCAATTAGTTACTGTCTTG